GACGCCTTTGAGATTCTTGAATCCGAGGATGACAACCTCAGTGATGAAACCAGAACCGACATCTGGACATCAACGATGTACGCACTCTTCACGCAGCTGAATGAGAAGGCGTTCCTCCAAGGGATCACTGCTTTCTTGGGTGCTATCACCGACCCAGAGAGAAACGCACACAACTTCGCGAAGAGGTTCATTGGGTCAGTTGTCCCGTGGAACTCCCTGCAGAGAAGCATCAGGTACGCCAATGACCCGATCATCAGGGACACCAGAGCAATCCTCGACTACGTCGACTCCCGAACACTACATGGAGGCGGCACTGCACCCCCGCGGTACACGATTCTGGGGGAAGAGGCTCGGCGATACAAGACCGATCCTGGATTCTGGGTGAAAGCGTTCAATGTTGTTTCGCCTATGCGGTGGCAGCAGAACGTCGACGACCCAATTTACACCGAACTCGAAAATATCCGGTACCCATTCGCATGGCGACCCCAAGCCCACTACAAGGGCATAGACCTTCGAGATGTCTCTGGTCCAGATGACTACCCATTCGAGGCGTACCACTACATGCAGAAGCGCACTGGTGAGATCACACTTCAACAAACAGACGGTCATGGTGTCACCCAAGATTGGACTCTCAGGCAGACTCTTGAGGACTACATGATTCCGGGCGGCAGTCGGTACGCGGAGTACCAAGAAGACCAAGCTCGGAAGCCCAACCCAGAGACAGGTCGCACTGATGCACATGACAACATCAACGACTTCGTCGTGGATTATCGGGACATAGCGAGGTGGGAAACTATTGAGAATTCTCCAGAGCTCGGTGTCCTGATCGCCCAATACGACTACGACCACGCGGCCCGGGACTACCACGATATGATTAAGCAACTCGGTAAAGGGAGTGATTCTGTCAAGAGGATCGAGAAGGGCATGCGTGACGCCATCGGGCAGGGCGCCGTCCCAAGGGAATGGGGCGTAGGAGCATCAGGACCATGAGCCAACTAGACAACATTGCCGACCTCTATGACCAGCAGCTCTTGAAGATCCTGAAGGAGGGCCGAGAGATAGTTACAAAGGACGGTGAGATGGTGCGTGTAGAGCCCACTGCCGCCGACCTCAACGTAATCAGACAGAGGCTCAAGGACTGTGGGATCACAAGTGTCGCGACCGCCAACAGCCCAGTGGCGAACATCGTAGAGGAGTGGCGTAAACGGGGTGCTTCGCTTCCGGAACTAACAGACATCGATGACGCTGCTACGGCGTAGGGGGAACGGAAAATGTCGTGTGAGGAGATGTGCGACTGCAAAGGTCGTGAGGGGTATCCAATCGTCCTCGTTGACTGGACAGATTCAGCGGAGAACGAAGACAACGCAGATGTGAATATCTACGATCTTCCAGAGCCACAGCGGATCTTCCAAGCTGGGTTCATTGTCAACGAGCAGGAGGACTACATCGTTGTTGCTGGGGGGCTGAAGCCGGCAGAAGAGAGTTTCGATTATTGCATCGCGATCCCACGATGCTCGATTATCGCCATCAGGTACTTAGAACCAGTTGAGCGAGGTACTGGAGCCGGGGACTCCTGATGGGGGCCCGAACAAGGCGAGCCCGTTGGGCCGCCGTTTCATGCTCACATTGTCCCTTCCAGAGTCGAAGTGCGACCAAGGCCCTACTGACCAGACTATCTGACGGTGGTCCATATGGACCGCTCACAGACTTCGTGATGCTGGGTGATCTCTTTGAGAGCTCAGCTGCCTCGGTGCATCCCGACGAGCATGATCACACCTTGGCGGATGAGTACGCCGCGGGCGCGGAGTTCCTGTCAAACATCAGAGCAATCCTCCCAAAAAAAATTAGGCTCCACTGGATGTTAGGAAACCATGATGACAACCTCCAAGCCCAGGACAGCCGGCGTACCGACTGGCGGACCCGGGATCTCATCCACTGGAACCAGAGCCAATTCGCAGACATCTTCCTGAAGTGGAAGCAGTACCCGTACAGGAAACCATCGGTCCATGACCAGTCTGGATGTCTCCAGCTGGGGCAGGTGATCTTCAGCCATGGGTATGACGCCGGCGGTAACAGTGACGAGCTCGAGGGGCTCCAGATGACGTATGCCTGTGGAGGCCACTCGCACAGACTGACAGTGCGTGGTCACACGCACAGGCCAACCCACGGAATCGTTCAGAGCCGAAGGACCTCCAAGATCCTATTACCATTCTGGTATGCCAATGCCGGGACCATGGGGCCACTACAGCCGCAGTACATGTCCAGGAAAGACGTGAGTCAATGGGCACCTGCGATAGTATGGGGGGAATGCAAAGTGAACACACCAAGCCGGTTTGCTGCCAAGGAATGGCACGCTGGCGTTGAGCTCTTATGAGGAGGCACCAATGCCGAAAGTCGGAAACAAGAACTACGCCTACACGCCAGCTGGCAAGAAGGCTGCTGCAGCCGCAATGAAGAAGAAGAAGGCTGTCAAGGGCAAGAAGAAGAAGTGAGTGATTCACGCCAGCTCGAGGAATATATCGGAAGGCTGGCGAGTGACTTCTCATTCTTCGGAGCGGAGCTGTGGCGGGAGATTGGACTTCCAGACTTCGCCCAGCATCAGAAAGAAATTGGCCTGTGGCTCCAATCGGGCCCCCGCCGGCGAGGGGTGCGGGCTTTCCGTGGAGCTTCCAAGACGTGGGTGACGTTGGGGTACTGCCTCTGGCGTCTCTTCGTGAACCCCAATGAGCGAGTCCTCTTGGTCTCTAAGTCTGAGAAGAACTCAAGGGACTCATTGTTCATGATCAGGCGGTGGATCTCTCAGGTCCCATGGCTCCAGCACTTGGCCCCAGACAGGAAGGGTGGCCAGCGGGACAGCGCGACGATGTTCGACGTTGGCCCATCTGACAATGACCGGACCCCATCCTTCGCTGCAGCATCTGTGACCGGCCAGATCACTGGTCGACGTGCCACGGTCATCGTGGGAGACGACACAGAGACGAGCGAGAACACACTGACGATCGAGATGCGGGATCGACTCCGTGAGCAGGTGAAGGAATTCGAGAATGTCCTGATTCCAGGCGGCGACATCGTGATGCTCGGGACGCCTCACCACAAGGAATCTCTCTACGACAAGCTCATCGAGGCTGGATACATCTTCCGAGCTTGGCCGGCGAGGCTTCCCACTGCCGATGAGCTGACAGATGACTTGGCTCCAGAGCTCCGGGAACGCCTCGAGAGCGGCGATGAGCCCGGGGCACCTGTGTGGCCTGAAAGGTTCACGGACGACGAACTGCGGGAACGAGAGGCGTCTGAGGGACGCTCTACGTTTATGATGCAGTACATGATGCTGACCCACCTCGGTGGTGGTCTCCAGTACCCACTCCAGCTCAAAGACTTCATGATATTTCCGGTGGCTCGAGACGAGGCACCACGAACAATTACTTGGGGGCAAACCAATGACCGAGGAGGTACGACGCGGTGCGAAGAAATCCCATCACTTGGCTTCGGAACGGACGGCTTCTTTTCGCCAATCATGTACTCGAGCGACTGGGAACCCTATTCAGGAACAAAGATGTGGATCGACCCCGCGGGTCGGGGAGCGGACAAGACGGCCTACGCGATCATCTCGCACCTAAATGGCAACCTCTTCGTAAAGTCCTGTGGTGGGCTCGATGGTGGCTACTCCCAAGACGTACTAGAAGAGCTAGCCGGTCTCGCAAGGCTTCATGCCGCCAGAGAAATCTACTGCGAGAGCAACTTCGGGATGGATATGTTCGTGAGCTTATTCGAGCCGGTTCTACGCCGTTATTTCGTCCCTCGTGGCGCCGACGATGCTTGGCCAGACGGATGGGGAGCGAGCGTAGAAGGGGTCGCGACCAGAGGACAGAAGGAATTACGGATCATCCAGGCACTGGAACCGCCCCTGAATCAACACAGGATTGTGATGCACCCGGATGTGGCATCGAATCAGGAGCTGCAGAGGCAGATGGTGTCGATCACGTCAGATCGGAACTGTCTCCGCCATGAAGATGAGGTGGAGGCGCTGGCGATGTGTGTGAAAATGTGGACTGATGTACTAAACCAAGACCAGACCGTCACGGCAGAACGTCAAAGAGAGAGATTCATGGAAGAGAAGCTTAGGCAACAGTACGAAGAACTCGGTCTAATCGCAGCCGGCGGCGTTCGCTGGATGGAACACTAGGGGGAAATATGAGATACGACATCACTACTGACTACCCTTGGGTGGCGGCATCCGGCCCAGCCGGAGCGTGGCTCAAAGGAATCTGCCGGCCCTTCGGAAGCTTTGGTCCCGCGTCTGCGACCTATAAGGTCCACAGCTGGCGCCAATACAGTGGCCCGACAAGTACCCTCGACCCAACCAGACCGAAGTGGAACTACGTCGCTCACAAAATCATCATCACGGGGGCTCCGAT